GACATAACTGGACCCGCAAATGGAGCTTGTTTACTAGATCCTACCGGACCCCCTCTCATACTATCGTTTGCCATTTTAATTCACCTTAATCCTTATATTGAATTTCTGGGGCAAGCTTAACCCAGATTCGTCCGTGACCAGTGCCAGCACTAGCATCAGTCAACCATCGAAGTTGTTGTCCAGCAAGAAGCCGAGGCACACCATCTGCGTCTGCCATGCCGTTGTTACTTGTATCAAACACCCATGTATTACCAGCCGAATTAGTAGAAACCGTCTCACCAATAGCGCCAGTTGCCGCATTTGGCCCAGCAAGTATTGGAATAGATTGGTTTGCGACCAAATTGTCGCCTCCCGCTCCGCCAGCTAAACCAGTAACTAATTCAATAGTAATTCTAGTTCCAACAGCGGTAGTAGCATTTGCTGTAAACCCAGCAGAAAGAATTCGGTAGCTAACCCCATCAACAAAAGGTTGATTAGGAAAAATAGCCCCTGATTCAGCAGTGGTAATGTTTACAACATCAGTAACAATTAAAACCTCAGCCAACTCGTTCGAAATACTATGTGCTTTTTGAAAGCTCATATCATCCTCCTTAAAGGCTAGGGGGCGAAAGCCCCCCAGTCAGTTATTAGGTGCTAATCAACCCAGTTGGTACTCGGATGTCCTCTTCACGGCCTTGGCAGCGTGGGTTCTCACAAACAAGTTCAAACTCGTTGTAAGCATACGCTTGGAAAGCAAACGTGCCAGGAATCTGCTTGAAGATGGCTCCAGTCGAAGTGTCCCAACCGTACTCACCAAGCTTCACTCGCTTCATCGCAGAACGATCCATGATGGTGTAGCTGTTCAATGGAGCAGACCGTGCGGTCTCCCATGGAATCTGACGCGCACCGTACTGGTATGCAATCGTGCTGTGACCCTTAAGAGCTTTGAGGTCTGTCTGCATGTAGACAGGATCAATCTCCTGGAGGTAAACCTGAAGCAAAGAGTTATGAGAGAAGATAACAGGATCCATCTCATCAACATCTTTAGGCCCAAGGTCTGCCATTCGCATCAACAAACTAGTGATTCGCCAATGGTTAAAGTCACGAAGGCTGTCATTGTTCCGAACAATAAAAGACTGCCAAGGAGAAGAAGTGGCTCGGTTAATGCCATGGTAAATACCCTGGTCATTAATCGCATCATAAAGACCAGTGATGCAGTTACCATACTCATTACCATTGGCATCACCTTCAACAACAAGTCGGTTTGCAGCACCCGCAGGAAGAGCAACATCCAGCGTGAATGTCTGGCCACCCTGGTCAACAGTCTGAATAATACCACTTGTTCCCGTGTTTCCAGTCAATTGAACCGCAGTACCAATCTGAACCTGCATACCTGGTCGCAAGTATCGAGCACCAGCATAAGCACTCATGTATGCTTTACCAGTACCGCCAGTACCTGCGTAGTTGGCAAGGGTCTCACGCTGCTGAACAGCAATGCCTGTGCCAGCAGGAACTGCGCCAGCAGCAGGAACCTGACACAAAACTCCGTTATTGGCGTTTGTACCAGGAGCACCAACAGAGCCTTCCCAGTACTTAGGTCCAACTCGGTTTTTGTGTGAGTTCTTCACATCAGAAACCAACTCGTCCATGATCTTCCGGTACATACCGGGCTTGTCATGTGCTCGCATGAGCTTTGGTCCAGTAATCTCCACAATATCCATGTGGGGATACAATCGAACCATGGACTCACTGTAAGAAGGTGGGTTGTAAGCAGGAAGAACAGGTGCAGCAGCGCCCGGTCCACCAGAAACAAAACGACTTCCACTTCCCTCAGAGGTCTTGTACAGTTGGTACAAAGAGTCTCCACCATTCCAGTCTTCCTGGTTAATGGAGTCAATCCACTTCTCAACATCATCAACAGAATCAAGAAGTTTGATAATTACATCAGCGTAAGTGTACTGGAATAGTTCACTAAACGCTCCTACGGACGTTTGGCTGGTCTTATTAAAGGCCATTGTGTATCTCCTTAGTTATTCGTCTTTTTTCGACGAATTAAATCCTCAAGCAAATCCCCGGCTTCCTTTGTACTTCCAGGAGCCGTAGGCATTTCTTCAAATCCGGCGGCAGAAAACATGTCGGGAAGCATCGCCTTATTTTCAGCGGCTTCACGTCGTCTTCGATTCTCTTCTGCCATTTTTGATGTCATGTCGTTGAACTTCTTAACTCTTTTTTGAGCAATCTGAAGCGCAATATCCTTAACATCACCAACTGCTTGTCCGACAGTTTGTCGTCGTCTAACCTCGTCTGAGGCATCAAGCATAATTAGTCGGTCAAAGTCCATAATCGTTTTTGACTCTGGATGCGAATTTTTAAACGCCTCCAAAGCGCGATCTATCTCTCGACCTGCTGTCTGCTGAAGAGCGTCTGTTGCGTATTTTTCAACCGCCTGCATCCTTGGTTCAAGTCGCTGAATCATTTTCTCAACCAATCCATCGGCACTCTGGTTACCAGAATCAACTGAACCATAATCAGAATATCCATTATCTGAAGATGATTGTTGCTGGTACGAGGCTGATTCAACTTGGCCACGATAATAAGATTCGTTTTGTTGCGCTTGTTCCATTGCTCGATAAGCTTGGTTGTAGTGCTGCTGCAATTGGTTTCTATCCTCTTGGGCAGACTTCAAACGGTTTTCTAATTCTGCAATACGCTCTTCTGCTGATTTACTCATTCCCTGAACCCTTTTTTAAAGTTAAACTTGAGGTGGCCCCCCACCTCCAAGATCCCCTGCGAATCCTGACGCTATAGCCGGTGCCATTGCTGGCCCTGCCGGGGGTGCGCCTCCCTGCTCTCCGCCCTGTAGGAGTTCAAGGTCTGCTTCACCTCCGCCAGGCTGTCCCATTTCAGACCCCATAGGAGGCTGAGCAGGAACAATTGCCGACTGATGTCTTTGCAATAATTGTTCTAATTTTGACTGCTGGTCAACAGTAAAGTCTAAAAAGAATTTAGGATCCCGCATATTTTCTAACAAAACATCAATATGCTTCTGGTGATTCATCCAGGTTTTAAAGAACGGCTCTTGGCCATCTCGAATCCTTAAAATATTAATTCTTGCTACAGCTTTATCGCCAGGCTCCTCAATATCAGTTAATTTATTTGCAACCGGAGCACCTAATAAAAGCTCAACGATTGCATCTGTTCGAGGGTTACTCTCTTGAAGCATACCATTTGCAGCAAGCTGCATAATAGAACTTCGGATTTGATTTGGGTATGAAACAGCAGCAGAGCCAGGAACCATACGCACATCAATTAAATTAAATGGCAAACCATCAAATTCGTAAACTGAAGGACCTTCACTCTTTCCCATTAAAGCAAATCTATATCCAATAGGAAGGTGGTCTTGGCACAAACGAACAAGTTGGGTTGCCTGGTGGGCCTGAGCAACTTCTATTTCTTGTACCGTTGGGGCCATTGCAACCTGGTTCTCTTCAAGAAGGCGATCTAGATATGCCGCGCTATCCCCTCTAGAAGGAGTGGAGCCACCAACAGGAGAAGCCGTCAAGCTCAACGCCTCTAAGTCAGCCATCGCATTTGAGCGCATTTGAAAAACATGCTGCGGCAACTGAGGCGGAACCATGAATGTTGGTTTCTCTTCCCCATAGGGGATGTATTCATAGATCTCACCAGGCAAACCCTGAAAATTAACATCATTAGACCCCTGAGGCTTTAAAATGGGAGGATCAGCAGTCCTCTCCGCCGCACGAATCTCAATGTGCTCAACTAAATCTAAACGTTTTTGCGCTTGACGAAGAACGTCAACAACACAAAGACCCCAACCCCTATCGGTGTATTGTCGGTCTCTAAACGTAGAATGAGGGTAGTCGTTGTATGGAAGACCATTAAGTAATTTAATTATTTGGTCTCCAGCATAAATACAACGGAATCCACTTTTATAATCTAAGCCGTTTTGTTCTGAAAGAACCGGGGCATGGTAAAAGTCCCAAACCTCAACCATCTCTTGCGGAGACGACAAACTTGGGTCTCTCATCCCAAACGTAGAATTAGCCTCTCTAAAAAGAAAAGCATCTTCTGGCTCTTCAATTCTCTGAACTTTATCGATATCTAAATCTGGGAAATAAAGTTTGGCCAAATCAATGGGAACTAATTTTCTTTCAGCATAGTTCATACATTGCCCGACAGTAAGATGTCGCCAATGCGGATCTGGAAAGAAATTAAAAGGGTGAACTGAACGAATCTTTGGAAGACCAGACTGATAACGAACAGTCTTTAAAGTGCGCTCTTCCTGAAGAGGCATGTCAACCAGCATAGGTTCGTTAAATTCATTTAATTCTGGGACAGGATACGTGTTGTATTCTGGCTCTCCATTATCATACAAAACATCTTCAGCCCATTCTCCAGAGTTTGGATCCCACTGAGTGGCCCAAATTCCGTTGCCAAAGATCATCATATTCATCATAGCAGCATGTTTTGAATAAACAGTGTCTCTTTTTTCCCAAAAATGAAGGATAAGAGAGTTTGCAACATCTGCTCTTTTTCTTGCGTCACGCTCATTTGAGCCAGGTATACACTCTGGCATCATTCTGGGTGAGATTAATTTTGCATGATACTTTCTTAATTTATCCTGAACCTGAGGGTTGCTAGACTCAGTAGCTCCTCCACCAAGAGTGACAGGACGCTGAGTACGAGGATCGTACTCAATATTAGTATAACCAGCGGCAAAAGCAGCATTTTCATACCAACGATATTCTAATGGCTTTCTTGCATCTTTGTTTCTTTTTACGCACTTTTTGACGTAATCTAAAACTTTATTTCGCTCATTATACTTTGGCATTAGTAATTCCCGTAACCCTGCCCAGGAGATCTATAAGGCCTGCCATAAGGATCAACGTCATACATAGGAGGAGAAAGCCGGGTAGTCTGCTGAGTCCCAGGCGTTCGAAAGTTTGTTTCATAAGAAGGGACTGGCAATGAGCTTTGTTCAGGCAGATTAATGCCAGGATTCATCTGTCTCAGCATTTCACGCTGGCGACCTGTTACTCTCTGACTGGCAACTCCAGGTGAAAAGACTTGGTCTGCTCCAGCCTGAGTAACCTCTCTGCCACCGCTGGCAGCTTGCAAACGATCTTGCATTGCAAGGAGTCCGGCCCTATGGTCAGCTTCAGCCGTAGGCATAGCTGATGTGACGTTAGCTCTTTTTTGCAAATCCGTCAGATTTACATTAAAATCAGCATCAGCCTGAGCAGCAGATAATGCTTCTGCTTGTCTAGCCTGCTCTAAACTTTCAGAATATTTATCAAGACCCACACCAACACCGGCTGACATTGCCCCTGTACCAGCAGCAGTTCCAGCCTCAACTAATTCTTTTTTTCCAACATCTTGCCCCATTGCTGCTTGCGTTCCAAGTTTAGCTCCTTGGTGAGCTATTGGAGCCGCAATAGTCCCAGCCCCAGGAAGCAGCAAGTTTAAGCTTTGAGCAGCACCACCAGCAGCAACACCTATAATAGAAGGGAGATACTTATCCCACCAGCCCATAGGAGCAACAGAAAGCGGTCCAGATTTTAAAGGCCCATAGCCTCTTGCCTGCAATTGGCTTTGTCTCTGCAAAGGATTCTGCAAAGGATCTCTTCTTCCGTACATATTTACACCGCCTGGTTTGGGTCAAACGCTTGCATAGGTCTATTTGTCGGCGCTTGAGGTTGCTGTGTTAATT